TTAGCTGTAAAATCACTAGCTGTTTGCCCCATACCTGCATCGGTAACTGCCATAGCATTTTGTAAAGTTAAAAACTCTGCATCAGAAAATTCTATACTTATTGTTACTGCCATTACTTAGCCTCCAAATCTTTTACTTTGTTACTTAATTCTTTTATCGCCTCAACTAAATAAGCAGTCAGCTTTGTGTATGAGACTGATTTATATTCTTCATTGTCCTGTACTAGTTCAGGTGCAATCTTTTCTAATTCCTGTGCAATCAAACCAGTTGATGAAATATTTGTATCTATCCTGTCATATGAAACACCACGCATCTGGTTGACTTTATTTAGTGCAGAGTCAATTGTATTGATGTTTGTTTTGAGTGCTACATCAGAACTCTCAGTCAATGTTCCTGCAAGAGTGGCATTTCCATTATTTATAATTGTGAATACTTGTGCAGGAGATATGTTACTTCCATCTGTTGTTGATTCATTTGAATACCAGTAATGAGTTGAACCTGCCTGTACATAGATTGCTGCCTTTCCTGACCCACCTCCAGCAGTCGTATCAGCAGTCCAAGAGCCTCCATTAACCCTTACACCAGTAGACATTACACCTGATTCATTTCCATAGTTAGAAAAGAATACTCCCCCACCTGCTACTCCACCACCTCGTAATTCAATCTGACTGGTTGCAGCACTATTTGCTAAAGATAAAAGATGGTCAGGAGCAGTTGTTCCTATTCCCATTCTTGCTACACCACCCAATATCAAATCATCTTGTGATTCATCCCATAACATATATGCATCAGCAGTTTCCCCAAAGAACTTAACATCCTTGCCATCATCATCTACACCTACGGTAACTGTATTAGTAAAGGTTTTTGCTCCAGTAAAGGTTTGTGTTCCACTTAAATGTGCTGTATCT